TCATAGTTTAGCATTAACTACGTAAGCCTGTTTCTGGAAAGAATAAAGATCCTTTTCAACTAAGTTTCTTTTTGCTCTCAAGTAGGCCAGATTAATGGCCACTTGTGGATCACCTACCTTAGTGATTCAAGCAGAAAGAGTATCGCCTAGGTGGTAAGGTTCCAAAGCACTTTTCAGTGCCGGAACCAAGTCCTCCCACACGATATTAGACTGATTTTTGATCAGCCTAACGGAGTTGAACAATACATAAAGATTCACCATAGAGTTGGCCCTATTAATTATATAGGACTCTCCGTGGAATTCTTTATGAATTGATCGGATTAGACCCGGGTGCCCACTTTCTGGAAGTGTTCATCCATGAGCAGCTTGATTGTCTAGAAAGTTAAGGAGCAATGGATAGCTTTTCCATACACTCATTAACCCAGAGATACTGAAACCGGTTACTTCCGTATCTAGACAGAACCATCTCTTCGCGAACTCAAATCCATGTTTTGAAACATGGGTTTTGGCCGGAGAGTATGGCATGTCTAGGGAGGTAATAAGTTTTAAGTACTCACTAGCAACAAGGTCCTGGTCTATTCTCAAATCGTCCCCTAGCAAAGCATATCTCGAAAAGGCGGATCTTGGTTTAATCCCCAAGACACCCGCTCTTAGCGCAGATACCTGAACTAGGACGTGATGAGTTAGTGCCATGACAGCTCATGAAGAGTACGCTCCCATTGGTTGACCAGCTCCGTAACTCACCGAACGAACGCTCTTATCGGGCATTCGAACAGTGAAGTTACTTCCGACCATTAGAGAACACCATGCATCAGCCTTTTCTGCACTACCGTATAGGTATTCTACCACCCTTTTTTGAAGGGCGATAGGCATCCTATCAGTAGCTGCAGTAAGGTCAATGCTATGATAATTATCTAATGGAGCCTTAGGAAGAGTAGAAGTAAACCTATTCTGATCAAAGGTGTAATCAGTCTTGATGAACCTCAGCACCCTAAATATTTTAGCGTGCAGTGGTCTCAAGGCCGATTGACTCCAATAATCAAAAATAGCGATTACTCTAGTCTTTCCTTCCTTATCAGGGAAGTATGATAACTTTCTAAGATTCTTACTCTTAGTAGGGAAAATGGTTCTTCACCATCTAGCTACGGAAAAATATCCATAGATACCTGGAGATTTTATCATCTCCAGTATGTCAAGACCTTCTAGATTCTCATCTATCATTTTACTTAGGCTCTCTCCTCCAAGTAGTTTAATATATTCTACTTGTTCAGAGGACAAGAGTGTAAGTTCAGATAGAGAGGCCAGAAGGGCTTGACCCTGTGGACCTTTCTTCGTAGAGATGTGTGGGAAATCCCATAATCCTACTGACCCTTTCCGGACTTGAAGCAATTTCAGCGCAAGGTTCAATTCCTTGTCTGTTATTGTGTCAATTCCTTTCCAACTATTTTCAATAGTGGATAGGTCCGGTTCAGCTCTCTGGGTAAACGCACGTGTTAACGTTAGCAACGTTAGCACAGCTCTTAACCCATTCACTGAAGTGACTAGATCCTTAAGGTAACCAAATCTTTTTGGAAACCCTTCAGAGTCTAATCCAGGTCCTGATAACGGAGTTCCGAGAGCGACGTTCATGATTTGGTTTCTGGCCGTTTTCACGACCGAAACTAAATCATTAAGTCCTCTCGTCTCCAATATCAGAAGAGAATCTTTATAGAATTTATCTACTATCCCTCTTACTTTAGGAGCCTCAAGCACATCATACTGTATTAAGATTATCTGTGCAAGATTGCACAATCGTCTTAACAGCGATTTGTTTCGCTGCAGTATTTTTGTGTTTGTAGCTTTTATTGTAATAAAAAGGTACAGGTTCCAGTCGACTCCATCCCTTAAACAGGGGGGGGCTAGCCCACCATTCAAGGAGCAGCAGCGAAGATGCATGACGCAAGTCGTGTTGAAACCGCACTCTATTTTTCTGTTCTTGGGATAGATCCCTCAACTCTCTTGCCAGTTTTAATAATTGGTAGGGGGCTTGAGCCCTATCCTACTTCAGGA